AATAACATTTAATGATAATCTTACAATTAATTCAAATTATTCATTATATGTAAGTAATATAAAATCTACAACTCCATCAATACCAATAATGATAGAAAACGCAACATTTAAAAATCTAAATATTACAGGTTATAATATAAAAAATATTGTAACTATTGATAATGATACATTATATCCAAATCAATCATTATTTATAAATAGATATTTAATAGATTGTAATATTGTAGATATCTATAATAAAAATATTATAGATAATTCAAGTAATCGTATATTTAGTATAAATAAAAATGGATTTATAGGCATTGGTTCAAATAATGCTTTATATCCAATTGATATAAATATTGATATGAATAATAATACGAGCAATTATCCATTTATATTCAATTATTACAATTACAATAAAGATACGAGTAATGTTGATATGTTTAATATTACAAATCGGGGTTATGTTGGAATAGGAACTAATATGACAAAAAATCATCTTTCGATAGATATTAAGGATGATAATAGAAATATAATTAATTATCCAGCAATAAATCTTAATTTAAGTTATGATAGAAATAGTAATTATAAAACATCAAATATAATTGATTTAACATTTATAGCAAGTAAAGAAATAATACCATTATATGACAATGAAGATAAATATATTGGAAGTAATAATTATCAATATGATAATTTTATTTTTAATATTACAAACAATTCTAATATTAATCCAGCAACAGAGATAGAAAATGCTTCAATTATTGTAAATATTACAAATACTATAAATAATGATTATATTACTAATAATAATATAAGTAATATAATTGCGTATTCTATTTATAATTATCCAGCATATAATTTTACAAATAATAATATTAACTATTATATTAATTACAGTTTTAAATATCCAAGTTTTTTAAAAGTAGATGAATATGATATTTTGGTAGCAGATACGAGAATAAATCCTTCATTAATACAAGATATAGATAATTTAAATTATTATAATATAACATATACAACTTATGTAATTAAAAATGAAACTATAAAACCATATGACGAAAATAATTTAATATTAAAAGAAACAAAAAAGCTTGTATATAGATTAGATACAAATAATATAAATAGTTTTAGTATATTTTTAATTCAAAGATTATATATAGAAAAAAATATATATCAATTAAAATCATTTGTAGATAGTTTAACATATGTATATCAACCACCACCTAATTTATTATACGCGACATCAAATAATACATTTGTAGTATCTTTAAATGCTGATGGTAAATTATCATTAGGAGATCCAGCACCAAGAGATGATTATTATTTATATATAAATAAAAAATCACGAATAGATAATTTAGAATGTTTAAATATATCAAGTATTCCAAATAAAAATAATATTAATTTTAGTTTTTGTAATATTTCAAATATAAATAAATCATTTATAAATTCAAATATAACATCTAATTTAATTGTTAGAAACGCAAATATAACAGAAGCAAATGTTGTCAATATAAATAGTTCAAATATAAATACGAATAACATTAATATAAATAATTTAAATTATAATAATATAAATGGTAGTAATTTATTATTAACGTCTAATCTTTTTAATCCTAATATTAAAATAATCGTTGGTTCTAATGACAATAATGAAAATGATAAATATTTTATGAATATAAATGTCAATTCTATTTTTAGTAATGGTTTATCTATTCAAAGTATAAATTCGAATATTCATCCTTCATTAGCAATTATAAGTCATACAAGTAATTCATATCCAACATTATTATTATCAAATATAGAAACAAAATATTCTATAAATATTAATAATAATAATAATTTAAATTTATACGATAATAAGAATAATAGATTAATATTTAGTCATAATAATATAAATAATCAATTTATATTTGGTTCAAATAATATAATATTTGATTTAAAAAAAGAAAATATACCCAATAATTCTACAAATAAAATATCATTAGGTTATCCTTATCGATATTTGATGCAGAATAATATGAATATAAATAATTGGGATATTTATTTAAAGGATAATACATTAAATAGCGAATGTATGTTAAATGTATATGGTAATATTAATTTATCGACGATTAATAATACACCATTTATCAAATGTATAGCAACTGATTATCCTAATGAAACAGTAAGTGTAAATATTGCTGGAGCAGTAAGTCGAGAAAATACAGTATTTAATGTAAATGGTAATTCATATTTTTCAAGTAATATAAATGTAAATAATGATATTTATGTAAAAGGAACTGTTGGTAATATATCTGATATTCGTGTAAAAGAAAATTTAATAAAAATTACTAATTCATTAGAAAAAATAACAAAAATAAATGGTTATATATATAAAAGAAAGGATACAGGAAAAACAGAAACAGGATTAATAGCACAAGAAGTTATTAAAATATTACCAGAAGTTGTTAATATAAATAAAGATAATGATTATTATAATATCTCTTATGGAAATATGGTAGGATTATTAGTAGAAGGAATTAAAGAATTAAATAAAAAAATAACACAAATCGAAGATTTTATTTATAATGAAATATAGATTTTGTTATTATCCATAATTCAAAACAAAGATTATTATTTATAATATAATCGTATGGTAAATAAAAATATCCATTGTCTCCCCAATATTTACCCCAAGAGTTTCTTAATATAAATATTTTTTTATAATCATCATAACCACATATAACAACAGCGTGACCTCCTAAAAATTTATCATTATTTGAAGGTAATGAAATTAATCCAGTTTTTGCTGAATTATAATTCATAAAATTACTATAAATAGCTATACCAACAGCAATTGGTTCGTTTTTATTTAACCAATATTTAATTGTTTGAATATCATTAGAAATATTAATAGCATCTATTAAATAATTTTGTTTTGCATTTAAATAAGCATTATCATTAGGATTAGTATATACATTTTCAATAATATATCTCCAATCATTTTCATTACATAATCCATATAATTTTAAAGATTTAATACCATCTTTGATAAAAGCTCCTTCGTCTTTATTGGTTTCATTTATAATTAATCTTTCATTATAATATAAAAATAACCTTGAACCTTTAAAGTTATTTATAGAATCATATTCAAAAATAGAACATAAAGCACAAGCACTACAACTTCCTATTTTTCCTTGTTCATAAACTTCTGTAAAATTAGTTCTTAAATCAACAATTTTATTATCATCATTATTATCATTATTATCATTATTATCATTATTATCATTATTATCATTATTATTATTATCATTATTATCATTATTATCATCATTATTATTATTATTATCATTATCATTATCATTATCATTATCATTATCATTAACATTAACATTAACATTAACATTAACATTAAAGTTTCTTAATATAAATATGAAACAATCAGAAGAATATTTATCATTTAATAAATAAAAAAAAGGCAATTCGTAATAATTGGTTAAATAATTAATAATAAAAACTTGTTTATGAATATCAAAACCAGAAACGATAATAGAAATAGCGCCTAAATGTTTTTCATTATTTGTTGGTATATTTATTTTTAGATTATTAATATTAAAACTTTCATAAATATTAATAGATACTATAAATGGTTCATTATTAATTAAAGATAAAAATAAACTATTTAAATCTTTTTTAATTTTAATAAAATCAAATTTATATTTATTATCGCTCGCTATATTATAAATATTATCATCAGGTTTAGTATTTAATAATGATGAATTATATTTATAATCAGAATAAGAACAAAAACCATATTCTAATAAACTTTTGATAGAATTATATAAATTATATGTATTAGTGTTTATTCTTTCATTATAATAAATAAACATTCGAGAACAATGATAGTTATTAATATCATATTCAATTAATGTTGCCAAAGCATTAGCAGTGCTACCTAATAATTCAAAATTATTAGTAGAAGGCATTTTATCTTTCAAATCAAACTTATATAAATCTTTTGGTAATACATCAATATTAAAAGTTGTTTTAGATAATAAAAAAGAAATATCAATTGTATTATCAATTACAACATCAAAAAAAGACATTTATTAAATTAATCATATATTTTATTTAATAATTCATTAATTTCATTTTTATAATCAATTTTTGGAGTATTATCTTTTATTTCATTATCTGGAATATAAAGAGGTGGATTAATTTCAACTTCATAATCCAGTTCAAATAATTGTATAATAGTTTTGATAGATTTTTCAATTAAGATATAGAATGAACTTTCGTTATTATTTTTCATTTTATGAATACATATATACATATTATTGCTTGTTTTAAATAATACTTGATTGATTGTATGAAGAATAATTTTAATATCAGTAAATTTTTCTCTAATAATATTAAGAATAAATAATATTTTACCCATATTTTTATCTTTGGTACTAAACATTAAATATCTATATTTATCAAAATTATGATTTTCTTCATCTATACTTTCAGTAGAAATATCAGTATCAATTGATTCTTCTGTATCATCATCGTTTTCTTCTTCTGTCGATTCTAATGATTCTTCTGTTTCATCTGTAATTTCTTCATCTAATAATAAAGAATTACTAAACCAATTTTTAATATTTTCAATTGTTGTATAACATCCAAATAATATTTTAACTTTATCATCAATAATATTAGTATTAATGCCAATATAATTATCGTTAATTTTTATAATAGCAGTTATATTATTTTCTTCAACAATAGTAATATTAGAACCATATAAATCTTTGAAAATATTAATTATATGTAAAATTGAACCTGCTTTTAAATTATTAGCAATAACTTCTAATTCTTCATGTTTATAATCATTACTCACTTTCATAATTTTATTCAATTTATATAGAACATTAATGATATTAGGAGAATAAACATCAGTATTTGACATATTTAATATAAAAATAACTGAAAAACAAAAATCATTTTTTTATATCGAAATCAATAATAGTATAATTCTTCTTATGTTTTCTAATGATATTTATATAAATATCATTGTATTTCAAAATACTTTTATTTTG